CATGCTTTAAAAACACAATTAGTTTTAAAAGGTATTTGTACATCGGAAGAGTGGGAAGATTTTAAAGAAGATATTTACTATGACTTCCAGAAAGACAACAACTTTACTGAGATGCGGGCTTCAGAGTTGTTGCAGAATCGTTTACAGATGTTGCAATTGGTTGATCCATACATTGGTCGTTTCTTCTCTAATCATTACATCAAGAACAAGATTCTGATGATGACAGATGAAGAAATTGAACAGATGGATAAACAACTTGCAGAAGAAAAAGATTCATTATCTGATGACATGCAAGGTCCCATAATGAATGCTCCACAGGGTGGTGCTGACCCAAATGAGTTTCCACCCGAAGATAATACCGTAGAAGAAACTAGCGAACAAGAGTCACTAACACCTGGGCTTGACAAAGAGGTAGATAAGTCGGTAGTAAGCATAAATACTAAACGCAAATAGGAGTTGAAATGGATATTCAAGAAATCATTAATAATATTGCAGCAGGTGAAAACGTTGCTGCAAAAGAAGGATTAGAAAATGTATTGTCAGCAAAAGCGTTCGATGCGCTCCAAGGTTACAAGCAAGAAATCGCTTCTGCTCTTTATGCTGGGCAAGACGAACAGCCAGAAGAAGATACAGATTACGAAGAAGATGAAGAAGAAGTTGCTTACGCAGAAGGCGTAGAGCATGATGATGAGCAACTTGATGAGAGAGCAAAATGGAGAACATCCAGCATTGCTCATGACACAGGTTATCGTAAAGAAACAGATGGCTATCATGGTGGTATCCATAATACTGCCGATACTGGTAAAGAAGATTTATTGAAATATAGAAATCTTGGAATAAGAAGCGGCACTCCATTAACAAAATCTGACACTAAACGTTTGAAAAAAAGCATTACCAAAAATCTTGCACAGATGAAAAAATAATAATGAAATCTTTACTAGACTTTAAACTTATTACGGAAGAAGAGAAGAAAGACTACTCAAAGTTTGATGCTCTCGTTCGTGCAGGTTTAGCTAATAAAGCGCAGGTGCAACGTATCCACAAGATACTGGATAAGATGGGTGAAGATAAACCTAATTTTAGTCCTGCTGATCGTGCCATAATGCAGAACTTGTTTAACCGTATGGTAGATTTAATTTCTAATAACAAACAAATTTACACCAAAGCAAGACAAGCAGTTCGTGAAGACTTAGATGAAGCAACAAGTTCACCATTGGTACCAGTACCGCCAATTATTCTGGTAATCAAACGTAAAGCGGTAAGATTATATCCAGATGGTACACGTATTGCTTTGTATTATAGCGATAAGATGAAACGTTATTTTAGCGTTCCTTTTGGCACTCCTGAAGCAGATGTTTCTGGTGTGCAAGCAGAAAGTTTTGTTAATGAATTAAAGTCTACTAGTAAACTCACCGAAGATACTGTTTTAGAGTTGCGTGATGGTAGCCAAGTAGAAATGAATACTGATATGGTTGAACATATTGTTCATGCTTATGATGAATTAAAAGAAGAGAACAGAGAAAAGTTTATAGACTTGCTAACAAGTTCCACAGAGAATTTTGAAAAAGCATATGAGTTTTGTAGAACACATTATTAGTTCTAAGCTAGACGAAGCCCGTGAGGCTTTGTTTGCACGTTTAGATGAGATTGTTTCTGAGAAGTTAGAAGCAGCAAAAGCATATGTGGTTGATGCGATGTTTGAAGAAGTTGAATGGGAAGACGATGACCAATTGGATGAAGCGACTAAAAAACGCAATCCAAACATTCAAAAGATGGGTCGTGTATTAAAGATTCGTAAACGTATTCGCCGCAATAAAAAAGGTAGAATTATAGTACAACGTAATGTTCGTAAGTCGGGCATTAAAGGTTACAGATTATCGGGTAGTACAGTTCGAAAGATACCCGCAACAGTAAGAATAGCAAAAGCACGAAAGTTGAAACGTTCGTGGAAAACAACAAGAAGAGCAAAACTCAGACGCACATTGTTTAAAAGAAAGATGTCAATGCGCCGAAGAGCATCTATAGGACTAAAGTAAAATGCCAATTGAAATTAGCAATACATTAAGAGGTACCTCAGTTATTCGAGTTGAGGGTATTGGAACATACACAGTAAATCTCACAGATTTAAGAGCCAATACGACTACCGAAACAGTTAGTGCTTATGATATTAAGAGACTATATTGGTCAACTAATGGCAACATTATGATTGTGCGTGGTGCTAATAATATTGTTACTCTTCATAATACTGGTGAAATGCGCCTTGACGATTTAGGATATGTGTTCTCCAATAATCGCACAGCAAATGCAAACGTTATCGTTACAACTGGCGGCACTTTGGTTATGGAGTTAGGTAAAGAAGCAACATATAACGTTGATCCATATACAGGTTAATCTATGAAACTAATTAAAGAACATATCGAAGAGGTACGTTACCTCACAGAAACCACAGAGAGTGGTAAAAAGAACATGTACATTGAGGGTCGTTTTCTGGTTGGCGATGAAGTCAATCGAAACAACCGTATGTACAAGATGGATACATTACGCCAAGAAGTTGCACGTTACAACAAAGAATATGTTGACACCAATCGTGCTCTTGGTGAATTAGGACATCCAGATACACCCTCATTGAATCTGGAACGTGTGTCACATAAGATTGTAAGTCTTGTAGAAGATGGTAATACTTTCCGTGGTAAAGCACTTGTTCTTGAAACTCCGTACGGTCAGATTGTTAAGAACTTTATCGACTCTGGTGTTAATCTTGGTGTATCCAGTCGTGCTATGGGTTCTGTGGTCATGACCAAAGAGGGTTACAATCTAGTTCAAGATGATTTGCGCCTTGCTACTGCGGCAGATATTGTTGCCGATCCGTCTGCGCCTGGTGCTTTCGTTCAAGGAATTATGGAAAATAAAGAATGGTTGTTTGTCGAGGGGCGATTTGTCGAAGTAGATTTTGACAACGCTAAGAGACAGATTCGTCAGGCACCACGTACTCAGATAGAGTCGGTTGCCTTGAAACTATTTGAAAATTACCTATCAAAACTTTAAAATTTATAAATAAGAAATCATAAGGAGATATCCAATGGCAACAAACAAACTCATGGAAGCAGCGGCCGAAATTCTTGCAGGAAGCAAGAGTTCTGCACCTGCTATGCCAATGCAAAAACCTGAAGGCGCCAATGTCGTAGACATGGGTGGTCCTACATATACAGATTCTAAACCTATGGATAATTCGAACAAAATCGATGCAACCAAAGGTGCCAAGTCTGCAACTGCCCCAACAAATAAACCTTCTGCAGCATCACCAGATACTAAGAACCATGTTGGTAAAAACACCATGCGTGAAGAGCAGCACGATGATGAAGAAGATGAAGATGAAGATGATAAAGAGCACATGAAAAACATGAAGAAAAAGATGAAAGAAGATGTCGATGCTTTGTTTGCTGATGACCAGACAATCTCCGAAGATTTTAAATTCAAAGCCGCAACCATTTTTGAAGCACGTGTCTTTGACCGTGTCGCACAAATTCAAGAAGAAATGGAAGCCGAATATGCTTTAGTGCTTGAAGAAGTAGTTGAACAGATCAAAGAAGATTTAACAGAGAAGGTAGACGACTACCTGAACTACGTTGTAGAACAGTGGATGGAAGAAAATCAAATCGCAATTGAAAGCGGTCTGCGTTCCGAAATCACAGAAGATTTTATCGCTGGCCTCCGTAATCTGTTTGCAGAAAATTATATCAATGTCCCAGAAGAATCAGTTGATTTGGTAGAAGAGTTGGCTTCTAAGGTAGAAGAACTCGAAATCAAACTCAATGAAGAAATCGAAACCAACATTGAATATAAAAAGGCTTTAATAGAAGCAGTGAAAATCCAACTGACTAATGAAGTATGTGAAGGTCTCACAGCAACTCAAGTTGAAAAAATCAGATCACTCGCAGAGAGTGTTGACTTCTCCACAGAGGAAGAGTTTACAGAAAAACTTGAAACGTTGCGTGAAAACTATTTCCCATCAGGCATTAAGAAAGCCAATGTTGCACAACTTCATGAGCACGTTGAAGATACCGACGGCCAAAAGAAACCAGCAAGTGCTGATCCTTTCATTGCCGCAGTATCGAATGCTATTTCAAAAACAAAAATTTAAAATAAACAAGGAGATATAAATGTATTTGTCCGAAGAAAGCCAACAAAAATGGGCATCAGTTCTGGATCATCCAGACCTCCCATCAATTAAAGATCCATATCGCCGTGCTGTTACTTCTGTTATTCTGGAAAACCAGTTGACAGAAATGCGTAAAGAAGCAGGCATTTTGCATGAAACAGGTTCGCCAACTAACTTTGCTGGTACTGGTGGTTTCGGTGGCGGTGCTGCTGCTGCTGGTCCAGTTGCTGGTTTCGATCCAATTCTAATCAGTTTGGTTCGTCGTTCACTGCCTAATCTGATTGCGTATGACGTTTGCGGCGTTCAGCCAATGACAGGTCCTACTGGTCTGATCTTCGCAATGCGTACTAAGTATGCATCGCAAGGCGGTACCGAAGCTTTCTACAACGAAGCTAACACTGCATTCTCTGGTGCTAACGGTGCTATCGTTGCATCAAGCCTGACCATTGCTGGTAACACAACCGATTACCTGTTTACTGGTAACGCTGCTCCTACCGGTGCAATGACAACTGGTTCCGCTGAAGCCTTGGGTGATGGCGCTGCTGGTAAC